AATGAGATTAAGAAACATTTTGGAGTTGAATAATGACTCTGGGATTAAAAGTAACTAAATAAGTATACTGGCATCACACACACACAATCCGCCAGTAAACACACAACACACAGGAGTAATTATGAGTAATCTTACACCGTTCGAGATTCGTCTTGAACTTCTTAAAATGGCGAAAGACCTTTTGTTGGAAGAATATCATTCCGGCAAAGATCGCTTAATCAATGAATGGCAAGTAAAGGTAGAGTCCGCTAAGTTAAACGGACAAGCAATACCTGAACATCCAGCCTTTCCAACTTATCCCACAGAAACCGAGATCATCACCAAGGCACAGTCCTTGAATGGGTTCGTTTCAAATATCACAGCAGAAAAATCACAGAGCAAAAAAACTGCCTGACGGGAACGAGAGTGCTTTGGCACTCTCCTAACTTATAGGAGAAATAATGCGTTACATCACACTATTACTTTGTAGTATATTCGCAGCATTTGTTGTTTACATCGGACATGCAGCAGCACAAATAAGAATACCGATTGAACCGAGAGTTCAATTACAAGATTTATCACCCGATGCTAGGGCTGAAGTAGAATGCCTTGCACAGAACATGTATTTTGAAGCAGGTCTAGAACCAAGATTAGGTCAACTTGCTGTAGCATTTGTTACACACAATAGAATGCAGTCTGGCGTATTTCCAAATACCTATTGTGGTGTTGTAAAACAAAAGGTCGGTACTGTTTGTCAATTTTCTTGGGTATGTGAGAATCGTCCTAAGGATATGATGCGAAAAGGCCTCTTGACACTAGAGAGCAATTCGTTGTATAATAGTGTTACTGAGTTAGCGTTGGCGTTTTATCTTTACACAGAAAAGTTTAAAGATCCAACAAAAGGCGCTTTGTTCTTTCATGCAGACTATGTAAAACCGGGTTGGAATAATATGAGATATACCACACAAATAGGTAGACATTTATTCTACAATAAGGCAAAGAAAAATTCATGAGTATTTTATCAAGCAAAAAGGAGAAGATGATGGAAAAAGGATTGAGTAGTATAACCACAGTTTCAGTTACTTTGGTTTTACTTTCAATCGTTGCTGCGGCATGTATCTATGGTTTAAACGACCGTAAACTGATGGCAGCAAATATTGAAAACGCTATTGCAAAAGGTATTGACCCATTGGCTGTACGGTGTTCATATGCCAAGAGTGATGATATTGTTTGTATTGCACACGCTGCTAATCGTAAATAAAGGGAGATTATATTATGAGTTACAATAGTGATGAACACAATTTTACATTTCGCTTCCATTCTGCCGAAGGCGAACGAGATTTGGAGATGAACTGTAACGCCTTGTATGTTGATGACATTCTTTCTTTTATGAGAGACTTTTTGCAGGGTTGTGGTTATCAAATCGAAGGCACGATTGAAGTCGTGCCATATGAAACTTATGAAGAAGAAACACCCAATCAAGATAAGTTTTCTATGGATCACTTGCCTAACAATGGATGGCCATTTGGTCTAGGTCAGCCTGTACAATCTTTGACTACTGCTGATATCCAACCATTGACATCGGCACAAATTAAAGCACTGTCTGTTCATGATATACCACTATCAGCATCACCTGCAGGCATGGCAGCATCGTGGTCGGCAGAATTGCCAAGTAGCACAGGCAGCAAAATTAGAGTTCAATTCTAATGCCAACAAAAGATGAAATGCTGAAGTTTTCTTTGCAGATTGAGAGATTGGTGGCCAATACAGATTATACATATCTTGAGGCTATCACCGAACACTGCAAAGAGACTGGTTTGGAAATTGAGGTTGCTGCTTCACTCATTACACCAAATCTTAAAGCAAAAATTCATGAACAAGCAGAACGTTTGAATATGTTGAAAGTGAAAGGCAATCGTTTACCGATATGACAGGATATGAAGCATTCTGTATATACACTTCTCTTAAACTCCACTTTAATTCAGATTCTTACGATTACTTTAAGTACAATGGTAAGGTAAGCACAAGCATTGGTGCATTTGAGAATCGTAAAGATAAGTGGCACTTTTATAAACTCAGTCGGAGATTCACAAATGCTGACATATGCCGTGATTATATTGTTGCTAATTTGGTTAATAACCATGATGTCTGGATAGGCCATCTTCTGACCAATGATGCAGACATTGAGTATCGTAAACGACAGAAAATTGTTCAATCGTTGACGTACACCTTTACGAATGATATTGAATCATTAATGAGTCAGGAGAGCCCAAATGATTCATTAATAGTACATGACGGTGAGTATCCGGAATTGCTACAGAAACTTTTGCATGATGAAATTTCGCTGGAATCAATCTGTATACTGAATAAGATACTCAACTTCTTACCGTCATGGGATAAGAAAATCGGTGATACCATTCACTATCCTAACATCAGTCGAAAAATAAAAAAGTATACACCGTTCATACCGTTTGAACAAACAAAATATAAACTTATACTCAAAAAGGAATACGATGCGAATACAGAAAATATATCTTGATATGGATGGAGTATTATCCGACTTCAACAAAAGATATAAAGAGGTCTTCAAAGAAAAAGCGGCAAGCAGCCGTGAACGTGGTGAGAAACATGATGAAAAATGGAATCAATTTGTAGACGGTAGCAACTTCGAAACTTTAGATTGGTATCCTGGTGGTAAAGAACTACTAAAGTATATTATCTCACTGGATATTCCCGTCGAGATACTCTCTTCTTCGGGTGGTCGTATGCATCATGAAGAGGTGAAGCGACAGAAAAAGGTTTGGCTGAAAAGACATTACATTGACTTCAAAGCCAATATCGTACCTGGTCGTCATTTGAAGGCGAACTATGCCAAATCGGATATTATTCTTATTGATGATACGCAAGATGTCATTGATGACTTTAATATGGCAGGTGGTATAGGAATTCTTCACAAAGATACGGCTAAAACGATAAAAATCGTGCAATCGGTTCTTGACGATACATATATACAAGTATATAATGAATCATGTGGACAAGACGCACATACTTTTTAACAATTAACTTATACGAGGTAAACTATGGCAGATTTTGCTAGTCTCAAAAGCAATCGCAATTCGTTCGACAAACTCACCAAAGCGATTGAATCAATTAATACACCAGCAGAAGGTTCTAAAGATGATGATCGTTTTTGGCAACCGGAAGTAGATAAAGCCGGTAATGGTATGGCAATCATTCGTTTTTTGCCAGCACCAGCGGCAGATGGTGATGATGCACTTCCTTGGGTTCGTGTTTTCAATCACGGCTTTCAAGGTCCTGGTGGTTGGTACATTGAAAATTCTTTGACCACTTTGAATCAGAAAGATCCAGTATCAGAATACAACTCTGTTCTATGGAATTCTGGTATCGAAGCGAACAAAGAAATTGCACGTAAACAGAAACGCCGCCTCACATACATTTCAAATGTATTGATCGTTTCTGATCCTAAGAATCCAGAAAATGAAGGCAAAATCAAACTGTATAAGTTTGGTAAGAAAATCTTTGATAAACTGACCGAAGCAATGAATCCTCAGTTTGAAGATGAGAAAGCAATCAATCCATTCGACTTCTGGGATGGTGCGAACTTCAAAATCAAGATTCGTCAAGTTGAGGGCTATCGTAACTATGACAAGTCTGAGTTTGATTCTCCGTCAGCGTTATTTGATGGTGATGATGCTAAACTTGAAGCATTGTGGAAAAAAGAATATTCACTCAAAGAGTTTCTTGATCCTAAACACTTTAAGTCATATGATGTGTTGAAGGCAAAACTTGATAAAGTTCTTGGTCTGGATGGTGCTGCACCAGTGTCTAAGACTAAGGCTGAAGACTTTACACCACGTTCTTCACCGGATATTGAAGATGAAGAACTTGATTACTTTAAGTCTCTAGCAGAAGATTAATTAGGTTTGACGGCACCTTCGGGTGCCGTTTTTTTATGTAGTTTGTCGATTCAAAATAGCACTCAGCACGTTTTCATTTGTCTGTGCTACACTTCTTGGTGAGCCTATTCTTTCTTCAACTTTCTGTGATGCTATTTTTACAGAGTTGTCGATAAACGTTGTTCCCTTATTGAGTTCATCTTCCAAGCCTCTCATCAAACTTTTCATATCACTAGAAGCAAGACCCAATTTGCCTCCAGACATCTCATCAAGTGCTGTCATGCCGCCCATCATGTCTTCAATCATTTTTGATGCAAAACTTTTTTGTTTTTGTTCAGGAATTTCTTGCATAGCATTTTTTGCCATCGTAAACGGTGTTCCTTCAACAGGACCAATATCGTTCGATTCTTTTGCTAGTGCTGTGAGTTGAACATTTGGAAATAAACTTCTGTATCTGTCAGCCGCTTCTTTTGATTGAAACTGAACATGTATGTGTGGACCGGTTGCTTTAGAAGATGGATTATTCAACTCATCGATTACTCTTACGTCACCAGGTCCTAAACCCAAATCTGATAAATGTTTTCTAACTGCGGCTGTCGCTGCGGCATATTCTTTTGAACCGCCATTTACAGTAAAGTCTATTGCAAGTCCCGAATTGTGTTTCGAGCCTGGTGATACTTTACCATGAAATGCGTCATCAAATGCTGTGAATTGTTTGAAACCAGGAACAAATCCCATAAGATTTTGTGCTAATACGTCTGTTCCAGCTTCGTGAGGTTCAGCCGACACATCACCTTTTTTCATTTTTTCTTGCAGTGCTGCTGTTGCTGCCGCACTGCCAGCACCAATTACTTGTGCTTTAGAAACATCAGATTCGGCACTTGCTACGGCAGATTGAGAAGGAGTAGTTGTCGATCTTGGTGCTGGTGCCATTTGTATTGGCATAGGTGCGACAGAAGGTGCTGCCGCTTCAGCATAACCTGCGCCAATTCTTGATCCTTCTTTATTTAATTGTGCTAAGTTTGGTGTTGCAACTGGTGCTTCTTCAGGAGCAGGTAGAGGTGTCGTTTCTGGATTCTCTTTAAGCCATTTTTCTATCTCTGCTGCCATTTGTGGAAAATAACCACCGTCTTCTTTTTCACCATCAGTTGTTACAAATAGAAGTTCGTAAATTGCGTAGAGCAATAACGCCGTATCAGCCACTGCTAACGCAGTCATCAATACAGTAATAACACCACCAGTTGTAATTCCAGCGGCCGCTACAGTTGCCTTCGTTGCTAACTTACCAAAATACTCTGCGACTTTTTGACCAAGTTTTTGCAAAATAATACCATTAACTTTTTTACGTAAAGATGGATTGCCAAATATGGCACGAAAATAACGAGCAGAACTCTTTATACGATTTTCAAGATATCCATAGATCGCTTTACCTAAGCCTTTGGCTTTGTTGTAAATGTTCTCACCAAAAGAACTGACTTTACCCCAAAGATTTTTTGCACCTTCTGCAACGTTACTTCCAAATTTTCCTAATCTGTCACCAACTGATCCCTTTTTCGTTGACGGTTTTCTTCCTTTACCAGTTGGCTTTTTCTTATCTCTATCCAAATCGTCAGGACCTACCATACCACAATCACACTCTTTTGAGAAATCAAATTTAGCCATACTTAGATCACGAACGGCTTTCATCAATAATACTTTTGCGGACAAAAGGGCACCATAAAATAATGCCATTTTTCCTATGATCTCACCTATTTCGAACCAAATATTTGTGGTTTCTCCAGACGCTGTTTTGTAATCTTGTTTAAATGCCTCTACAATCAGATACCAAAAATTTTTGAAGACATTCTTCATCGAATCGATGAACTCTGGATTGTTTACCGCTGTTGTGAAGACATCTTTCGCAACTTCAAATGCAACGGTAAGCGTTCGTAGTATTTCAGTTAAGAATTGTACTACACCATCTTTAATCGCTGCACCGTTTTGGTTGAACAAGTCTTTAATTATTTCAGTTAGTATAATAATGCCATCAAAAATGACTGTGAAAATCGATTTGACAATTCTACCTAAAGTTTGTATAACTTCGTTGTCGGTAAGCAGAGTTTTTATGAGAGAGAAACTGGCATAAAGTAAACTACCTAGAAACGAAAAAAGCGATGAGAATGCTTTTACGAATGCCGCACGAACTTGTGAATCTTGAAATATTGAGAGTAAGAAGTTGGCAGTTTTTTTAATTAAATCTGTAATCGATGTGAAAATATTCGTAACAAATCCAGACACATATTTGCCTGTGCCTGTTGCTGAAAGTAACATTTTTACGATACCTGCAACACCTAAGTAAGCGAACGCTGTGCCTAGAACTCCACCGATTGAACTTAACGAATCAAAAAAACTTTTTGTTGTATCTTTTAAATTTCGTTTTCCGTCATCAATGTTTTCGGTTTTAACAACTTTCGAGAATTTTTCTTTATACGCAGTTCGCCTTACATCAGATTGTTGTGATGAACGAATCGCTGTCTCTTGTTTTTTTCCAAGATTAAGTCTAGCAAAACTTTTTCTTATGGCAGCGAAATCTTTAGAAACATTAACTAATACTTTTTCTAAATTACTTTTCTCAGGCGTTGGCGTGGTGATTGTAGGAATTGCCATTATGCCATTCTCAACTTAGTCAAAAGGGTTTGATCGTATACACTTGGAATAGGCTCATTGGTTTGCACTCTGTCTGCATAAGATATATTTCTAGAACCATCAATGACATCAGGAGTCATTTCAAATAATCCTCTGGTTCTAAGTGCAGATGCTAATTCACCCGATGCAATTCCAAGTTTGCCACCGGTCATTTCGTCTAGGCCTTTTAAGAAATCACCACCTTTTTCCAAACCAGAAACCAGAGTATCTTGCACAAACTGGCTTACTTTTTGTCCAAAAGTTTGACTTCTTTTTAGAACTTCTACTTTTTTATCTGAGATTGCTGCCGCAGCAGAAGAAATTGGTGCAATGTTAAATGCACCCGCTTGTTCAGATATTCTTGCTTCTGGTGTTGGTGCAGGTGTCGGTGCTTTTGCAAGTTGCTCAGCCGCTGCACCGCCACCGAATAACGATGCTTCTTTTAAGCGGCGGGTTTCAAGACCTGCTAGATATTTTCCGCCAGATGTTTTCCAACCTTTTTCATAAATGATTTTTGCTGCCTCTTCTTTATTACCTTCCATAATAGCTTTTCTTAGGCCAAATCTTACCAGATAATCAATTTGACCTTTGCCGCCGTTATAAGCTAATGATGTAAGTGCATTTCTCTGGTCTTGACCAAGTTTTTCCCATGCATCAGAACCAATTGATCTGACTGCCATGTTTTCATATTTTGGTAAATCAGAATTCAATAATGTCTTTGCTTCAGATTCACTGATTGTCGTGTCTGCTCCACCGGGACCCTTTACAACAACTTTCTTACCATCACCCAGATTTATGAATCCTTGTTTTATCTCATGCGGTTTAATTAGATGTCCATAACCGATTGAGTATTGATTTTTATTGTTACCCGGAGGATCAAGATATGCTTTCTTAGCAAAACCTTCCATTGATCCTATAAATTCTGCCGCCGATTTTCCTGAAAAAGATTTTGCTACCGTTGTTGCCGCTGTTCTTTGTTTTTCTGAAGCGGGTCCTTCGGTGCCTCTTGTCGGCGATAAATTTTGTGCGTTTCTTAATTCTCTTTCTTCTCTTGCTCTTCTTTGTGCTTCTGGATCATTTGCCATTTTGTAAGCATCATATCCTTCTCTTGCTCCGATATATGCTCCGCCTAAAGTCACTGCACCCATGGCTATATTACCAGCATTACCCGCAACAAAGCCACCGACACCTTTTGCCATTCCTTTTGCTTTTGATACTAAACCACCACCGGCAGTGCCGCCAACTTTTTCCGTTGTTCCACTAATATACTCAGTAACTTCAGCACTGGGTTTTGTCCAACCTCCAGTTGTCGGTGTTTTTACTCCTCCTCTACCACCCCTAGAAGGTAAATTCAATCCACCAGTGACAAATTTACTTACGAGCCACGCTGTGAATCCTGCCATCGCAAGTTCAAATCCTACCATTACAGTAGCAAGACCAACAAAAGCCATTTTAAGATTTACTTTCACACCACCCAATTCAGCAATTGGTTCATTTAGAATTGTTGTTAAGAAGTCTTTGAGTGCAAAGTATATTTGCTGAACAGCATTTTTAAAATCAGGATCACTAATCATGTCTCCAAGCATTCTCAAACCACCAGCAATTCCGTTTGCAATAATTGTGAATAGTTTGACTACGCCAGTGACAATCGCATCTTTGTTATCATTTAAAACATTTCCAATAACTGTGAGTGATGCCAACAGCGCATTGAAGATTACGCCAATTACTGAAGAAATTACTTTCGATATGCTTTTCTGGTTTTCAGAGTTACCTAAAATGGTTTTCAAAAAATCAGATGCTATTGAAAGACCATTAGCAATTGCACCAAGAACGGTTTTAAGAACGCCCGCTATTGAGTTTATAACTTCATTATCTTTCAACAGATCAGTTAAAAATTTGGTACCTTTTTGAATTAGATCGGCAATACCTACAATTACTTTTTTTACAAAATTAGTAATGCCTTCCATCACACCAGGTAAACTTAAAAGTTTACTGGCGCCGATTGCACCAAGACCCAATAGAGCAAATTTAAAGATGTTAGTTAAACCATCTTTGATTGTTTCCAAAAAACTTTTTTTGTTTGGCTCAAATGCTTTTTTGTCTTGCTTGGTAGGTTTAGTTTTAAAGTACCTTCTGGCGTAAGATAATGCCCTTTCTTTCGTCTTCTCAAAAGCGGCTGCTTTTTTTTCTTGATCTTGAATTTTTACAAGAGAGAAAAGACTTGCTTTAATTGAGGATACGTCTTTTGCGATGTTTGGTAAAAATTTACCCAAAGGGTCGGCTTTAGACAATCCGATTTTGGATTTCATATTAGTGGGTTTGTATCGACTTGATTTAGATGACGCTTTTTTTGGATCTGTTGGAACCCATAAAAGTCCATTCCATATCATGCCAACTGGTGAATTGTCTGCCATTAATTTTTACCTTCTACCTGCCGCTGATGCTCTGTTTTTTTCGTCTTTAATTCTTTCTCTCTCTTCTTCCAAGTGCTGCAATAATAAATCAATGTATGCTTGTTTTTCCCAAGGTATCATACTATCCAATTCAGTCAAACTATATTTGTGATGCTGCATAAGTGCAAAGTTTGTTTGAAAATAATTGGACAAATTATCATGACTAAAAGCTATACGAAAAAACTTTGGATTCCTTCAAGTTGTAGTGTTTCGTGATAGCCACATTTATCGCATTTAAAATCCACATCTTTTTTCATTTTGGGCAAACTATTAAAGAATGCTGAGATTTTTTCTAAGTCTGTTTGTTTCAAGTTTTCAATAAACTCTGTGAGTTCTTTTTTGCTACTATCTTTTGCTGGATATATTTGCTCTTCGTCGTAAACATAATCGATACAAGCAACAATAATATCAAGAACCTGATCAAGATTTTCAGTATCTAAAGATGCCACATCCACACTGCCGAAAGTTGGATATTTTAAAACGATACCAATCTTGTCATTGATTTGAATCTTGTTAGAGTGTTCGGTGTTTACAGTCGGCTTTATATCCAAAACATTGACATCAATCTTCACAACATTACCACATTTATTTTCTTCTGTGATGTCGTTGTTGCAGGTGAATCTAAGGGTAACAACTTCACCTACCGATCTTGCTCTCAGTTGTAAAAAGAGATATTCAATGTCAAATGTCGCTAGATTATCAACATCAAGATCATCCAAAATACAATTTCTCAATACTTGTTTGATTGTGTTGATTGTCTCTTTAGGATCATCAGATTCATTTGCCATCAAAAACAATTTTTGTTCTTTGACCAGAAATGGTCTAAATCTGACAAGTTCTCCATTCGAAATCAAATGAGTTTCATAAATCGGTATATCTATTTTAGGTAACATAATGTCCTCATTAAAAAATTAAAATGTTCTAAACAATGCTCTACCACCACCAACCGCAAGATTCGTAATTGCTTCGCCAGCATTAACTTGACTCTCAAGAATCGGTTCATATCTTTGATATGCGAACTGTACAGAAAGTCGATGGAAACTATCATCACCCCAACTCAGTTGTTGTGCAGCAATATTAATAGGAAATGCATCAATCATTTTGACGCCAAAAATTTGTGTTACTTCATCGTTATATTGTTTGACTGTTATCTCAGTCATGTACTTTGAATTTTCGCCTTTAGGAAAACGCAAATTGTTTGTGTCGGTTGGCATGATTGCTTCCATCCAACGTTCAAATAATTTACGCTCATAGAAATCGTTTGTACAAATAAATGTTAATGTTGTTTCTGCGTACTGAACTTGATAAGGCACTTTAAATACAGGACCATAAATTTTAACATCGTCAGTAACAAAATTTTTGCCTGGCAATTCTGCCGATTCACATTGCAATGCCAGATAACGTGTCATCGTAGGATTGGCACTTCTGCTTGCTTCAGTTCCAGAACCGATTGCATTGTTAATAGCATCGGTAACATCTGCCATAATTGAGTTGGGCAAATTCAGAATTTTTTCTATCAAAGAGTTCCTTACGAATTGTGCAATGTAAGGTGGTATAGGTAATATTACCTGAAACCTTGAAGGTCTTGCCAATCCACCCTTTGCGTTGACATTCGATAGAAATGAGTTTGGTGAAAATGCCATTAAAATTTGTCCTCTGAGTCTGACCAGACTTTGCTAGCCGTTGCTTTTGCAAAAGATTCCACAGGCAATAGAGCAGCGATGTCCCATTCATCGGCATTTATTTCTAAAAATCTAGATTGAACGTGTCCAGATAAGTATCGTTTGATACATGGAGTCGCTTCATAGATTTTAGATGCTCTTTTCAAAAAGTCGTAACTAATTCTAAATCTTGTGGTTTCATCATAATCACGGTTATTCAAAATTGTACTTAACTTGTCGAGAAGAATGATTCGTCGCTTTGGGTGAATGTAATGTAAATTCAACCCTAAAAAGCCGTCTGAGTATCGTTCTATTGGAATAACCAATGGGAACCTATCGTAATATGGCAACGAATCTTTCGTCTTTGGATCATAATAGTAAAAGTACATACGACCAATGATAGACTGATTTTTTAATCGTTCACGATCACGCATTAAATCACCCTTAGTGGGCCTGAGTGTCGGAACTTTGGACTTTAGCCAAGCACGTGCCTCACGTGAACGTGGAGCATATCCTGATTTTGCAAGGGATTCCTTAATTCTATCAATAAGTCGTTTCGCCATCTTATATTTATCTGATACCCAAATGCTTTTCAGTCAAAATCTGAAACTGCCACCCGTGATCTTTGCAAAATTCTTCGGCAGCATACCATTTAGCTTTGTTGATTTCGTAAGTGATGGCTTCTTGGAGATATGTTTTTGTCTTGCGTTTTTGTGTTGGCGGTTGAGTTTGTTTCTCTGGTTTGACCTCTATGATGTAAGTCATCACTGTACCATCTGCTTTACGCATCTTGGCAATAAAGTCTGGGAAGTAACGATGCTTCTTTTTGTCAACTGGGCTATAATAGGGTATAGGCAACTCTTCCGAACCCCACCAAATGACGTTCGGATTCTCATCTAAATAATTCATTACCTTTATCTCCCACGTAGACCTATAGATGATATTGTTTGCATCACCCTTATATTTCTGTGGGTTTTTCGGTCTAAATCTTCCTTTATTTGACATAAATACTATCTAGTCAATCTAAACAGGAACTCACATGGCATTTTTTGGTCTTACGGATATAAAATTCAATCAAATTGAGCCAAGAAAAATTGGCGCACTGGCGGCATTAGAGGGTTCATCATATCAAAAAAGCACACTTAAATATCCACTAGACGTTGGAAGTGCCGACAAAGGCCACTACATGGTGTTCTTTGTAAGAGAACAAAAAAATACACAATACTCCGTAGGTCTTAGGGGTGGACAAACCTTCTCAAAAGAAACTGAAAGACAAATACTTGATGGCTTGAGGGGAAGTTCTACTTTCTCAGGCGGTGGATTTGGCATTGGTAGAAATACTTTCGCTGATACTATAAATTCGGCATTGACTAATGTGATCTCAAAAGGCACATCATCATTAACTAAAAACTTTGGCTCCGGTGGTGTTGCAGGTAAAATTGCTGGAGCGATTGATGGATTTGTAAAAGGTCCTCAGCCACAAAGACAACTTACCGATAGACAAGGCACAGTCGAAACCTCAGTCAAATCAATCATTGATAAGAACGCTGGCACTGCTGCTGGTGGATTCTTAACAAGAACGCAGTTGACAACGGATGCAATTGCACTGTACATGCCAGACACTTTGAATTTCGATTCGAATGCAAGTTATGATACAATTAGACCGGGCGATGAAATGTTGGGTCAAGCACTTGTTGCAGCACCAAATTTGATTGAAAGAGTCAGAGCAGGTGATTTAAAGGGCGCAGTTGCGGCAGTTGGCAAATCAGGACTTGGTTCACAGTTGATTCGAAAAATTGCAGAAAATGCCGGTGTTGGAGAAAATCTCTCACGCATAGGAGCGTTCGTTGCCACTGGCGGTGTAACAAACCCAATGCTTGAAATGATATACACTGCACCAGAATTTCGTTCATTTCAATTTGAGTTTATGTTTTTTCCAAGAAGTGAACAAGAAGCGTTTCAAGTACAAAAAATTATCGAACGTTTTCGTTTTCATCAAGCACCAGAACTGATGGGTGGTGTTGCCAATCAAACTGGATTGTTGATACCTCCTTCTGAATTTGACATTAGATTTTTTTATGCTGGCAGACAAAATCCAAACATACCGCCAATCGCCACTTGTGTTTTAGAAAACATTCAGATCAATTATGCGCCACGTGGTTTTGCCGCATATGAATCCGTAGGCGAAAACAGTGCTGCTTTAGGTAGAACGGGTATGCCAGTGGCGATTCAAATGTCGCTCAGATTTAGAGAAATCACATACATTACAAAAGAAGATTTTGATATGGCAACCAGTACATCTAGTGCTGGACAAAGACCTAATGTGGAAGGTATGAAACAAGGAATATTTGCAAGAAAATAAAATGGCAAACTTTTTTAGACACTTTCCGTTAACTTTTTATGCTTCGGCAAATAATAATAGTAGTTTAGATACTGTTACAAATATAACGGCACGATTTGGCTTTTTATCTTCGATAAAAGAAAATTCTTCGGCGTTTTATCCATATGAAGTCAAAGACTCTGACACGCCAGAAATTATAGCATCTAAGTATTATAACGATTCAGAAAAACATTGGATCGTTTTATTGTTTAATGATATCATTGATCCACAATATGATTGGCCATTAAACTATCCAAATTTTATTAATTACGTTAATCAGAAGTATGCGGCGAATGGTGCTTCGAATACAACTGTACAATCTGGTTTAACTTGGGCACAAAATGGAAATAATGTACACTCGTATTATAAAGTAGTTACTAGAAGTTTTGTGTTGAGTGGACCCGAAGATAAAACAATATCCGAAAAAATACAAATCACGGCGAACACATATGCAAACGTAAGTGTCACTTCCGACACATACACTCTACAGAATGGAAGACAAATAAAAGAAACTGTTTCAAAAGAACGATTAACTTATTATGACTACGAAATGCAAGAGAACGAAGCGAAAAGAGAAATCCGTCTTTTAAAGCCACAATATGTTACTGTGGTCATGGAAGAGTTTAAACAGTTGATGAATCCGTAATGAATTTAATTGATTCCACACAGTTTATTGTTAAAGAAGTATCCATTCAAACCAAGGGTGGGGCTTTAAACATAACCGATTTGATTGAAGAAATCCATCTTTATGATAATCTTTTTTTGCCCGTCAGTTCTGGCGAAGTATTAATAACTGATGCTGCCAAACTTCAAGAAAGAGTGTCGCCGAATGGTGATCCGATTCAGTTTTATATAACTAAAACTCCTAACGATGATTTTGCTTCTTTTGTTAAGATTTTCAGAATCTATCACATATCAACTCGAAAGAATGTAAACAATACGAGTGAATCTTATATTATCCACTTTGTGTCCGATGAACTAATTTATTCGGAGCAAAAGAAATTGTCTTTTGGTTTTGACGGTAAGTATTCTGATTTGGTAAGAAAGATATTGACGGACAGTAGAATTGGATTTGGTTTAGATACAAAGAAGATATCGGAAATCGAACCAACAAACGGCATAAGAAAAATCACTGTGCCTAATTTGCCTCCACTTGATGCTTTGGAGTGGTGCGCCAAAAGGGCCATAAACGACAAAAATGTTCCTGACTATGTTTTTTATTCAAACATTGCGGGATATAATTTTTCTTCTTTATCCAGGCTTTTATCAAAAAATCCTATTCTAGATATAACATTTACCCCAAAAAATTTAGATACGGGTGAAGCAATTCTTGAAATGGGAAGAGCAAGAGGTTTTGAAATTGTTTCACAAGAAGACACGATAACAAAAATTAAAAGTGGTGTCGATGCGGGTGTGTTCATAGGTTTTGATCCTCTTACAAGAAGCATAGGTGAAAAAACAATAAATGGAGATGATACTTTTGCCAGCATGTCACACGCAAATAAGAATGCAGCAGGCACTGAAATAATTAACAGAGATAGGACTTCTGTCAAAGATAATTATCAAGGTAATCAGGTTTTGAGTTCGAATCAAGCGAATAGAAAAAACAGCAAGTATGTGAAGAAGAATGATCCTTCTTCAATTTCAAAAGAAGAAACTCAAGAATTATTCCTTCAGCAAAGAAAAGCTATATTAACTAGATTGATGGAAAGAAGAATGAGAATTGTGATGCCAGGCAATTTTCAGTTGTCTTCTGGTTTTATGGTAAACGTAATTTCTCCTGGCTTTGGTGCTGCGGCAAAAACGGATGAGAAAGACTTTGATAAAACTATATCCGGAAAATACATTATTGTTGGTACTAGACATATTCTAAGTCTTCGTCGCCATGTCACAGTGATTGAAGTTGCCACAGATTCTACAAATGAAACACAGAAGTATTCAACAACACAATCGCAAGAAAGTGCTTTGAAAGCATATGATAAAATTACACGTGCGGGTTAAACTATGATAGAAAATAAAAAAAATTTTGCAGGTAAAGATGGATTTATCTGGTGGACTGGAGTAATAGAAGACAGACAAGACCCATTAAAATTAGGTCGTTGTCGAGTTCGTTGTGTCGGTTGGCATTCTGCTAATAAAATGGAATTACCTACCAATAGTTTGCCTTGGGCTGTTCCAAGTATTCCTGTAAACTCTGTTAATGTGTATACTCCAAATGAAGGAGATATGGTTTTCGGTTTCTTTCTTGATGCCGAAAATGCTCAACAACCTGTAATGCTGGGTTCTTTTCCTAGTATACCATTAAAAGCACCAAACAATCAAGATCCGTTTAATGATCCAAGAACTGATGCACAATTATCTTCTGCACCAAGACCACCAAAATCTAAAACGTATAAGACGGATGGAACTGGAATACAAATCACAGAAGAAAGTAAAGCATCTTTATATCCTAATATTTTAGATGAGCCAACAACTTCTAGAATCGCACGAAATGATTCGGACACAATTCAAAAAACATTTATTCAAGAACGCAAAACTAATGTAGTGAAATCTGTGCCGACATACAATGGAACTTGGAATGAACCTGAAACAAAATATGGAACGAAATATCCATATAATAATGTTACGGAAACTGAATCAGGACACATTATGGAGTTCGATGATACTGTCGGCAAAGAACGCATTCATCTTGCTCACCGTAATGGATCATTTCAAGAATGGTTTCCTGCCGGCGACAAAGTGGAAAAAGTTACAAAAGATAATTATGAAATAGTTATGGGTAATGATCGTGTTTACATTATGGGCAAATGTTTTGTGACTGTGCAGGGCGATGCTGAAGTATATGTGAAGAAAAATGCATTCGTAAAAGTTGATGAGAATGTTACTGCTCTTGTAGGAAAAAATGTTACTGCTACAGTTAAAGGAGATGTCACTGCAACAGTTGATGGAAATTTGAGTGGCACAATTAGAAAAAATGCCACACTGACAGTATCACAGCAATTAAAAGCAACGTGTCAGACTTTAGATATATCAGCAAGTGGATCGGCATCAATTAGATCGGGTGGTGTCATGACAATAAGAGGATCAATAATTAGGCTGAATTAAAATGAAACATGAATTTATTATTTTGCTTGAAGGTGAACTTAAAACTTATGATCGTTGGGAAGATATACCTAAAAAGTTTGATGCGGTGATTAAATTTAATCCGTACATGCCGCCACCGCCACACTCGAAAGAAGATCATGATGAAATAGAATCTTGGATGCCTAGATTCAAAGAGTTAATGTCTAGAGGTAGTTTTTAATGGCACTTTCGGAATATGGTAGACAATTTACTCCAGTTCCTGCTGGAGAAACTGTAGTTTTTACACATCCTAAAATGGATGTTGATGCTGGACAGCCAGTAAACATTACTTACGTTAATGCAATTGTTGATAAGGGACTTGCCACGGAAACGGCGATAACTGGCGTTACAATGGTAAACACAAGTTGTATTCTTATCACTGCTGGAATTGTGCAAACATATCAAGTGACATTCACTTTAACTGGTGAATATGGAGAAGATTTAGCAACTAGAGACATATATCAGGTGATCAATTCAAATAATTACATAGAAGATCAGCCAAGTTTTTATGGCTCAGATTCAAAGCCCGAAGGGGATTTTGTTGTAACAACATATAATTCGTATTCAACTTTGATTGCAAATAGGGCACCAACACACAGTTCTAAAACTGGATGGAATCATCTTATAAAATTTTATCCGGATGATTCTTTAGAAAAATTGGCAGTTTTCAATTTTCAAGGAACAGTTAGTGCGAATTCTGGCATTATTCAATATGTACATTTGATACCGACTAGACATTTTACAAGATTAAATTCGTTAGTTAATAGCGTATATGTTGAAGAGAATCCAGAAGATCCAACGAGAGTTGTTCAACAGTATCAATTTGAAGCGGATACGTTCACGGGTAATGGAGTTTTGACCACATTTGGACCTTTGTCGAGAACTCCTTCATATAAACCCGGTACAACGGAATATAATATTGCAGTTTATTTTGAAGGTAGTTCAATAGTTGTTACACCTTCGATGTATACCGTAAATGGAAATTTTATAACTTTTACTTCACCGCCGCCAGCGGGACCAATAAAAATTTATCCAACAGAAGACTCTGGTGCATGGTTATCTGAAGGACAGGGTGTGGATACACCACCCAGTTACACTACTAACCCACCAGGTTGGACTTAAAGGAGAAAAATATGCCAGCAGCATGTAGGATTGGAGATACAGATATTACACATTGCTCAACTCCCATAAGGGCTCAAGGCTCAACCAATGTTTTTGTGAACGGCATACCTTGGAGTTGCCAGGGACATATTAATACACCTCATTTGGTGCCAGGCGATAAGCCTTGTTATGTGCATGTTGGTGCTATATCTGGTGGTTCTAGCACAGTCAGAGTGAATGGTAGAGGTGCAGGTCGAGTGGGTGACGGAATTGGTGGATGCACGGCAGTTGCTGCCGGTTCACCAAATGTTTTTGCCGGTTGAATAAATAAAACATGACTACTACAATCACATCCAATAATCCCAGAATACCCTCAGAGAGAACGTATAGGGATTTAAATTTGGCATTTACAGTTCATCCTGTTAAAAAGGACATAGCGAAGCATCTAAATGAGTATGCTGTAATTAACTCCGTCAAAAACTTAATCTCCACTAACTTTTATGAGCGTCCGTTTAGGCCCGAAATTGGAAGCGGACTAAGAAGTTTATTGTTTGAGAATGTTGATCCAATCATTTCTGCTCAAATAGAAAGAGCGATTATAGAAACGATATTGAATTATGAACCCAGAGTTAATGTTACGGAAGTAATAGCAACAGCGTATCCAGATGAAAATCGATACAATATTTCAATGACATTTTTTATTATCAATAATCCTAATCCAATTACCATTGATTTCTTCTTAGAGAGAATTAGATAAAAATGGCAGATCGTTTAACCGTAACAGAACTTGATTTTGACTCAATCAAGAATAATTTAAAAACGTTTTTAAATCAACAGTCGGAGTTTACTGATTATGATTTTGAGGGTTCTGGCTTAAATATTCTCTTGGATATTTTAGCATATAACACCCACTATCAAGCATATTACTTAAACATGATTGCAAATGAAGCATTCATGGACACCGCTTTACTTCGTGATTCTGTCGTTTCTCACTCAAAAGTTTTAGGATATATTCCACATTCACGTAAAGCGGCACGTGCCGTAATCAACTTTAGCGTGGTAACAAATACAGTAGATGATACCACAATTACGATTCCAAAAGGCCATAGATTTATTTCAAATGAGGTTGATGGTGCTTCTTATAATTTCGTCACACTCTCGAATTATACCGTAACGAAATCTAATACTAATTTTTCTTTTTTGAATTTGCCCCTCTATGAGGGCCAACTTGTATCTTATTCATTCGTTCAAGAAAACGCTTCAAATCCAAAACAACTCTTTATACTTCCTGATCCGAACGTAGACACATCAACTTTATACGTCACTGTGCAGCCATCGCCGGCAAACACAGACTTTTCAGTTTATACGTTGTCAACTGATGCGTCAAATACAACTACACAATCTGAAGTATTTTACTTACAAGAAAACAGAGCGCAGCAATATGCAATTTATTTTGGCGACAATATCATAGGCAAAAAAATACCAGACGGCTCAGTTGTAACTGTTGAATATCTTGTTACGAATGGAAGTGCGGCCAACAAAGCCAATAATTTTATTTCGACTGATTCTTTAACGGATTCACTAAACAATTCTCGTACAGATTTTATCATTGATCCAATAACTGAGGCTTCGGGTGGTTCCGAAAGAGAGTCTGTTGATCAAATTAAGTTTTCTGCACCACTGCAATTTACAACACAGAATCGTTTAGTCACTTTTCCAGACTATGAATCTTATATTATAAAGAATTATCCTTTTGTAGATTCTGTTTCCGTTTGGGGCGGAGAAGATGAGTCACCTCCAAAATTTGGTATCGTTTATATTGCTATCAAGTCTAAGGTAAACTATTTTCTTTCGGATGTTGAGAAACAAAAAATTATCGACGAACTAATTAAGCCTAGAGCAATCGTTGCTATTAACACCGTGTTCCGTGATCCAGAGTTTCTGTATTTACTGGTGTCTTCTGACGTTACCTATAATCCAACAAAAACTAAACTCAGTGATACACAACTTAAATCGGCAATTAGAAATGCCATTCTCAATTACAAGACCGTAAATTTGGATAAGTTTGGTTCACAATTCATTCTATCTAAAGTGCAAGATACGATTGATTCTGTGGATACAAATGCGATTATTGGTTCAAGTGTATCAGTTCGTTTACAAAAAAGATTCACTCCAATTTTAAACATTTCGACGCCGTATACTATTAATTTTAATGCACCTCTGCGTAGAGGTACTATTGGCAATAAACTGACTTCAACAATTTTTACAGTAGCAGACTCCAATGGAGTTGACCGTGAAGTACAATTTGATGAAGTTCCACAATCTTTCTCCGGTGTTTCTTCGATTCAAGTTATAAATCCTGGAGCAGGCTTTACTTCTCAACCCACAATTACAATTGAAGGCGATGGAACAGGAGCAAATGCTTCAGCAACAATCGTGAACGGTAGAATCCAAAGTATCGAAATGGTCAACCGTGGTATTGACTACACACGTGCTACTGTTACTATTACTGGTGGTGGAGGTTATGGCGCAACTGCTTCAGCAGTGATCGATGGAAGAACCGGTACAATTCGCACAGTTTATTACGACTCTTTTGCTCAGAGACAAATTGTAGATGAAAATGCTGGCGAAATTGACTATGATGTTGGTTCAATTAAAATATCAAACATTAACATCAAAGGCACACAGTCTGTTGAGGGTGATATTCGAGTTACGATTGAATCGGAAAAAGGCATTATAAGTACAGAAAAAAATACAATAGTTACAATAGATCAAGATGATCCAACATCAATCAGTACAACGTTAGAAACTGTATAATGTCCGTAGATTTAAAAACATCGATACTTGTTAATCAACAGGTACCAGAATTTATCCGTGATGAATATCCGAAGTTCATCTCGTTCCTAGAAGCGTATTATGAGTTTTTAGAAACTCAGGCCAACACTGCGCCCACTTCAAATAATTTAGTCACAACAGCAAAAACTCTAAGAAACATTCGAGATGTTGATGATTCTTTGGATCAATTCGAAGCCAATTTTTACAATACATATGGCGCTTTAGTACCATTTGAAGTACAATCGAACAAAGCACTTTTGTTCAAACACCTTTTGCCTTTATATAAAACAAAAGGTTCAGAGAACTCTTTCAAACTTTTATTTCAATTGGTATTTGGTGAAGACATTGATATCATTTTACCAAAAAATAATGTTCTTCGTGCATCGGCTAGTAACTGGCAAATAGACAATCGTTTACGAGTTAATCCTGATATTTCAAGTCGCTATGTTGGAAATGGAACAAACAAGACATTTTATCTTGCACAAAAGTCTGGAAAAAATGAAGTAAGTGTTTACGTAAATAATGTAATTAAAATTCCAAATGTTGATTACTTTATTAACAAAGAATATCGTCAACTGAATTTTGTCGTTGCTCCTGCCAACGGCTCAATAATTAATGTAAATTACGAAAATTTTGATATTACATTATTAAACAATCGTAAAGTTACAGGAATTACTTCACGTGCTTCGGCAATTATTGAAACTGCAAGTCGAAGAATTGTCTCAGATACGTTAAATCTTGGTTTACCTATTGAACTTCTAATCAATTTAAAATCTCTCAGTGGTAATTTTTTAAATGGTGAGATCGTTACAATACCAATTAATGATGAGACAAATAATATTTCAATTGACATTCGAGCATCGACATTTTCGATTGTTAGAAAATTCAATATCACAAACGCAGGAAACAACTATAGTGTAGGCGATTCTGTTTTCGTATTTGGTGGAAACGCATCCGTTAATGCTTTCGGCACTGTTGAGAGAGTTATTACTGGTGAAATTGATACTGTAAGTATTGTACACGGCGGTGCAGTATTTACAAATGCATCTCCAATCTCCGTATATGGCAACAGCACATTTACAACAATGACTGTTGTTGTTGATAATATTGATACGTCCGGTGCCAACGCAGCGAACTCATTTAAAGTTTCACCTGATGTAATCTCTAATTTAAATGTACAGTCGGCCATAACTAACGCAAACTTTGGTTCAGCATTTGCAAGGCCTTTTATTAACGTTGCGAACTCAATCGCTAATGCTATTAACTATGTCACACTCACTGTTGGTCCAATTAGTAATGTTAAAATTCTTTCTTCTACGGTACCGTTAACAGAAAAGAATTCGACGTTCTTAGATGCCGCTGGCGCACAATACGCATCAGCTCCTTTCCGATACTCTAAGAGTTTGAAATCAATCGGTCGTTATCGAATCGTTGACGCTGGTTCAAATTATCAGATCGGTGATGAAGTTATTTTTGGATCAAATCCGCCCGGCACTTATGGACAAATGGCTGCCGCTGTTGTTGGTAAAATTTCTGTTACTGGTGCAATTCAAAGAATTGACTCTGCTAATTCTCGTATCCGTGGTGTGAGTGCTGTTTCAGCCGCATGTAATGAAATTACTGGAACAGGAACTTTCTTCACACAAGATTTAAAAGGTGGCGACCTTGTAGATATTAACAATGAATCAAGAATAGTTTCTTCTATCACAAGCGACACTATCGCCACAGTTTCATCAGTATTTACATATTCAGCATCAAACAAAAAAATTGGTGTATATGATCGTTGGCCAATCGGTGGTTATGGTTATACGCAAGGTAATTTTCCAACAATTTCCGTTAGTTCTAATACAGGATTAGGCGCCAATATTCAAATCGACTCGTTGGCTGGTGATGGTGAAATCTTAACTCCTACTGGCTTTACTGCTAACGGTCAAATTATTTCGATTCAAGTTATTAATCCAGGTTCTGGTTACGAATACAATCCTACCGTAAGTATCGTTGGTGGAGATGGTACCGCCACAGCAACAGCAGAGATTGAGCGTTCATATGCATCTGCACCAGGTCGTTGGACTACATCAGATTCTATTATTTCTTCTTTTGAAAGAAAGATTCAAGGTGAAGATTACTATGTTGATTACTCATATGTGATTTCTTCAAAAACAGAATTCAGCAAATATAAGTCAATGCTGAAGCAGTTGTTGCATCCTGTTGGTATGGTCAACTACGCACTATACAACAAAGAAAATCTTGTAGAACTAACTGATGTGGCAGTTCAAAGTTTCACCGCAAATACGATTGCTGGTACAGTTAATGTCGGAAATGGTAGAGTAGTTGTCACCGGTAATAGTACAAAATATAATATTGCAAACACAAGAGGCATTTTGTCATTAGGTTCTCTCATCGCCGTTAATGGTGAGATTAGAAAAATCAATACAATTGTTAGCAACACCTCTATAATTACAACATCAAATATCTCAAATCTTGTAATTGCTAATGCTGGTTCTGGTTACTCAAATGGTTACCTAGTATTTTCGAATGGTGGTGGACAAATCACAAGCCTTACAATCACTGCTGGTGGTTCTGGTTACGAAAATGGTGTGATGACATTCTCTGGCACAGATGAAGCAATACCAGCAGTTGCAAACGTAGAAGTATTTAATTCAAATGGTACGATTCGAACATTAACACTTGTGTCTGGTGGTTTGTATGCCAACAAACCTATTGCAATACCAGATAGTAACCCACATCGTGTAATTGATGCGAATAGCATTAGAATAAATGTTCGAGGACAAGGTTACTCAAATGGATGGCTGATATTCTCTGGTGGTTCACCATTAAGAGAAGCCAATGTGAGATTGATTGTTCATCCTAACACAGTAGTTAATACAGTTGAAGTGATTGACTCTGGATTATATCAATCAGCTCCATTGGCTAGACCGAACACTAATGCAAACGTTGTAATTTCTTCGGTAACTATAACAAGCACTGGTAACGGACACTCAAATGGTGTTCTTGTAATTTCTGGTGGTAGTCCTAGTCGTGCTGCTACAATTCGTGTTGAAACTTTCCCACAATACTCTGCACAAGTAAATTCTATCGCCGTTAACGCTTTTGCTTACGGAGTTAATAGTTTCATTCAATTTACAGGTGGCGGAGATGACAACATTGCAGCAAACGCACGAATTTATGTAACAACAGAAGGCCTTGTACAAAACGTCACGCTATTCAATAAAGGTTTGTACAAAGGAACTCCGATTGCACGTGCGAATATTGGTAATGCATCATTTACATTAGAGATGAAACCTCTGGATGGTCAGATTCGTAAAATAACAATCGTCGATCCTGGCTTGTATGCAAATGGCACTTTACCAACGGCGGTAATGAATAATTCGCCAAACTCTGTGATATCAATTACATCCAATACTGCTACAAATACTTTTGCTGGTGTTGCACTTGCGAATGGTAGATTCGTATTCACTGGTGGTATCGCTGTAAGAGATGCCATAGCAACTTACAATGTATTCCCATCAAATGGTGTAATTAACATGAACTCTATTTTGATTGTGGATGCGGGCTTGTATCGTATTCCACCTTCAAATGTTACGTCAAATATTACTCCAGTTTCTATTACAGAAGTTCGTCCATTAATTGGTGGTTCAGGATATGTGAACGGCAACATTGTATTCTCGACCACACAATCGACAGCCAATCTTGTGGCAAACTGCACAGTAGAAGTAAATGGCGCATTCGGTGCAATTGTTAGAACAACTATGCGTGACGTTGGACTGTATGCTAACGGTGCAGATATTATTGTCGTGGGCGTTTTGAATCCTGCTACGGCTACGTTGCAAACGCCAACAACTGCTGCTTCTTTCGGTATAGGATACAATGCTAACACTAGAAACGTGGCTAATTTGACACTCACAACAACCACAAATGTTGGTCAAACTGCTACTGTAACACTTACGGCGAACAGCAATTCATATACAAACGCTGTGTTTACGATCACTCCTGTTGCGAACGTTCAAACGAATGCTGTAATCACTGTTGGATTTACTGGCAGAAACACCGCAGCCAATGCTTCAATTGAAGTATATGACAATAGTTCAGGCTTGGAACCAGCCGGAACTGTAAACGGTGCCATTCGTAAAGTTACACTAAATAGTAATAGTGTACTTCAAGGAGTTGGAGAGTATTACTATACACCAGATGTGTCACCAAATAGTGCTGGCTCTGGTGCGGTCATTACATTTAATCCAGTGTCGTGGTATCAGACATCAAATGCACAGACAGCAATCATATTTAAGCAATAAATATAATTTATGACTTCAGTTACATCTAAAAAAATACCATATATCTCTGCGGTTCAGTTCAAAGAATCTTTCTATGAGCCTGCGCCAGAAATTGGCTACGTTTTTATTGGCAATCATTTACCTTATTTTGACGAAAA